ATTATATTCCCAATTAGGTTTTACATATTCACACACAAGTGCACCTAATTATTTTTATTTTGTCAGAAATGGGGATACTAATAAGTTATTCACAAGGGTCAATTTCCAAAAGCACAAACTAGCTAATAAACTAACCACATTTACCCCAGAACATACAGAATGGGAAAACATGGTTAATAATGGTTATGATAGAATTTGGGATTGTGGGAACAAGGTATTTACTTGGAATAATGGCGGATAGCCATTATTCCCAAGGTAGATCAGCAGCATCATCTATTTTCTCATATTGCAAATTTTGAGAATCTAATTCACTAATAATATCAAATGGCATTTCAGTAGAAGTGTTTATGATTCCTATTCTTGCATATATTCTTTCTACAAAATCACGGCGGACTTCTGCTGGGGTATCTAATTCAATAGGCATTTCAAATGTAAGCCTACTTTGTATGATTCTTTTATCTGTGCCTATTGGAAAGTTTGTTTCTAATTGAACATCTTTTAATTCCACATGAGTCAATCTTGTCCAATCAAATATTGCGTCACTTGTTTGGATATTAAGTGATGGGTCAAATAATGGAAGAATTTGTTCCATTATTTGTAAGTGTTGTTGTGTATTACTTGCAAATATATTGAGTTCAATTGTTAAGTTGTATGGGACAGGCATACGTTGGTGAATAACCCTCATATCATCTGGAACCAACCCACCAACAGGAGTATACGTCTGTCTACGTTCAGTACCAACACCACGAGCTCGTTGCATAGTTAAAGTTAGACCACTCATATATGCACTCATAATAGGTAATCGTAAAGGTTTGTTGTGGGTGTTTTCAGTTTTTAAGGCTGCTACAACCTTGTCCATGTGTCCATAATGAATCCCAACAGGTATCAATGCAGCTTCTCTATCATTCCATTTTCCGACCTGTACCTGCAACCCACCAAATATGGCCATAAATTGATTTATATACCTAGCCAACTGTCCATTGTAGTAGTAGCCATCTTTTTGCATTGCCATGTAATATTATCCTTTTTATTGAACTTGTATTTATAACCTAAATTTATTTAACATCTCTTGATGGTTTTTTATATCTACTGGTTGCATACTCATCTAAGATAGGTTTTTGACTATTAAATTCCAATCGTTTGTCTGTTTCTAAGAAAATCCACCTACCTTTTACAGCAGAGTATCTATACAACCTTGCTGGCACATCTTTAGCTAATCCTACATATATTAACCTATGATAATCCCCATCAATAGGAGAACTTGGAAACGTGTCACTTTCTGTATATGGTTGTCCATTTTGTGGCATAGCGTCTTCAACATACAACCTAGCACGTTTAAACCCTGTTTTTTCAATACTTGGTAAATTAACTGCTTTTGCACTACTGATTTCTTCATCAGTAAATTCTCGTATAGTATTAGACCCCTCACTGCCTTTTTCAGGTACATCATCTTTTGATTTTGCTTTTATAGCTTGGTCAATATCAGAATAATCTTGCCACATAGGGTTATGTCCATCGTTAATATCCATTAATCCAGTACTATCTTTTTTAGCAACTAAATCTCCGAATATATCTTGTGTTTCTTGTGACGCTAATGCAGGTAATGCAGTAATAAGTAACATGAGCGGTGCCCAACCAGGCGAATATGAAGCTGGATCCCAAGCAACATCTGTCACCTCTAAATATCTACGAATAACTCTCATATCAGGTGTATATTGTAATTCACTAGGTAGTTCAATAATATCCCCAACAATAACTGGTCTACCCAAAATAGATACACAAGATGTAAAATTTATTTTTATAACATAGGTTACTTGTATTTCTATACCAAATCGCTGTAAATCTGAGGTAGATTGTGATAAATCATAGTAACCTTTTAACAAAAACGGGGCTTGTGAATAGTTTCTGTCTCTATTTTCCATCAATATTTTATCTTGGATGTTTGATAAGTCAGTTACGGTGTATTCATGAAACTCAAGAGCTTGAACTCCCCAACTATCACAGTCATGACCTGTCATAGTTATTGGACGCAACCTCCAATATCTACACGGAGCTGAATTTGCAAAGTGTATAGTATTTAATATATTATTATCTGGTAAGTTTATGATTGCTACTCCATACCATTCAATATTATCATCTGAACGCTCAACTCGAGCCTTAGTCACCCGAGAAGCTGGGTTATTGCTTTGTTTGATTTTTATTGTTGTGATTTCTTTTCTGATACTAGCATCAATCCCATATCTCTGCCTTCCTGAAGGCAGTTTAATAATGCCAAAGTCATATCCAATATATCCTGAGGATAACAATAAGGCACTTGATTGTCGTGAATGCCACTCTGATGTTAGCTTATTAAATGCGTTACTAGCTGGAAACCCAACAGCATCTCCACTAGATATAGCTGTACCGTTACCTGTTAAATCCAACAATTTAGTTTGTTCGTATACTCCAAGTAGTTTATATACGTTTATTTTTGCTCCAGCAATTGCTACAGATTCTTGAATGTAATGGTCTGCTAAATTATCAGTTTTTGGTTGCTCAGTTAAATCCCAAGGACGACAATTTGTCCAATTTGATGGAAGAGTACAGTTTTGTTTAGTTGCCATATTAATCTCCAGATTCCATTTTCTTTAGTTTTATATAATATTTAGGATCTTCAGTTAAGTGATCTTTTGCAATTAATTTTGCAATTAATTTTGATTTAGTATGTTCGAGTTCAACACTAATACCTAATTTTAATTGGGTAGTGTCAAATTCAGAATCTGGAACAAAATCGTGGTTTCCGATATTAGATATAATATCTTCAACTGAATCCTCTCCAATTTCATCGAGTTCTTTGCTAGTTACATTTAGCAACTTAGCTAGTTGTTGAATTTTATCGTTTTCAACGATAAAATGTTTGAATGTTTGATGTAACACAAAAATACCCCCAAAGAGTTGTCTTTGGGGGTATTTATAATCTACCTTACTTATACTACTTATGGATTTACATTAGTATCATCTTGTAAATATTTCCAAACAGTGCCATTGAAGTACGTATACGCAAGAGTTTTTGGTAAAACTGCTGGAGTGGTTGGAACATGTGGTTTAGTACCAACATACAACACTTTAAAATGTGTGAATATAGGTGTACCACTTGGAGTTTTTTGTAAATGTGCAGCATCAATCAAATCTACAATACCTGAAACTGGTGCTGTAAATCCACGAGCATGAACAGCTTTAAATAAAGTACCATCTAATACCACCACCTTTGATGCTAATCCAGTAGTTGCTGATGTGATTTTAATATTACCACCAGTTATAGTTGCAGTAGCAGCAGCCCCCAAGTCAGTATTAATTTCAGATAACAATGTGGTAAATGTTTGTGCTGCACTTCCTTGAATACTAATTGGTTTAGATACTCCATCCACGATAACATTAGCTGTATATAATGTTGGAGCTGTACTAGCTGTATAACTAATTCCAACATACCCTGTTAAACTACTAAACAATGCACCTACATCATGTATTAATACAGATGAAGCTAAACCAGTAGTAGCAGATGTGATAACAATATCCCCCCCTGTTAGTGCAGCAGTTGCATATGTTACAGCTGCTTTTCCAGGTACTGCATGAGATATTGATACCAACCCTGACACAGCTTTAAATAAAGTTACATCAGCAATAGATACCAACGACAATGCGCCTGTTGTTGCAGACGTGATTCGTAGATGACCAGCATTGATCGATGCCACAGCTGCTGCTCCCAAATCAGTATTAATTTCTGCTAACAAAGTTGTAACAGTTTGTGCTGCACTTCCCAACACTGAAATAGATTTGGCAACTCCGTCAACTGTAATAGTTGCAGTATATGTTGTAGTTCCAACTAAGCCTGTTGCAGCAGATCCAGACAAAAAGTTAATGTACTGTACATCTTGATACCCAGCTGTTGCTGTAGAATTTAAATCAGTGTTGATTTCATCAATAACATGTTGGATAGTATCCCCCATAGCTCCAGTGAAGTTAATAGTTCTAATATTACCATCAACATACACCGTTGAAGAATATGTACGCGATGAACTACCACCTGGATTTGTTGGTAACAAAAATGCGAAACTTGGTAAAGCAGCAAATAATGTACCATCAGTTATTACAACTGTTGAGTGTACTCCATATGTTGCAGATGTGATTCTAATATCTCCACCTGAAATAGAAGCAACCGCTGCTGCGCCTAAATCTGTATTAATTTCATTGATAACATCACCAAATGTTGCAATGGCTGCTGGCAAGATAGAAATTGATTTGGACACCCCATCAACTACTACTGTGGCTGTTAGTGCTGCCAACGAACCAGTACCAGCTACAGCAGTTGCAATAGTACTAAAACTTGTTAAAGCAGGGAATAATGTTCCAGCTGTAATTGCCACAGAAGAAGTGGTGCTTGTTGTTGCTGAAGTGATTTTGATGTTACCACCCGAAATAGAAGCAACCGCTGCTGCACCTAAATCTGTATTAATTTCAGCTAACAATGTGGTAAATGTTAAGGCTGCTGAACCCAATATAGAAATTGCTTTTGACACACCATCAACTACTACTGTGGCAGTATAGGTAGGATATACAATATCTGTTCCACCCGCTGATACATTTCCGTTTGTGGAAGTCCATGCAGTATTAATTGCACCAATTAAGTCGGTTCCACTTCCAGCTGGGACAGTAACTACTACAGATGATGTTGCCCCAGTAGTGGACGAAGTGATAATCCATGCATTACCGATTGCAGCAACTGTTGCACCAGGAATTTGAGCATCTAACAGAACTGCCATAGAGGTCATGGTATCAATTCCAGTAGCAGATACGGTATATACCGTAGCAGTACCACCATCAACAGCAACCTTAATAGTATAACTAGCAGCGGCAATACCAAGAACAGTTGTTGGAGTAATTGCTGGGGTATCAGTAAACGCAATCGTTGCACTACCACTGGTTGCTGGAGTAAATAATCCAGTTGCATCACCACCAGCTTTTGCTACAGAAAAATTAGCAAATTGATAACCAGCTGTAGGTACCAATGTTGTAGATGTCCCTGCAACAATTGGATTATTATAATTAACAATCTGGTATCCTTTGGTTCCAGCTGATGCTGATAACCCTGATGGGTCTGTTGTTAATTTTGCGGCACCCAAATCAACTGTTGCTTTTCCAGCAGTTGCTGTAGCAACATTGCTGAGTCCTGTCGTTGACCCACCTGATTTAGATCCACCAAAATCGATAATTTGGCTACCTGCTGTTGGACCAGCTAACGGTAAAGCACCGCCATTATTTGTGATAAATTGTGTTAGAATACTTTTATCATCTTCTGATAACGTATCCCATAAAATAAGAGATCTGACACCGGCATCGGTTTTAAGAACGGCAGCATTATTCAATGTTCCGTTGAAATGTACATTTTCGGATGTAATCCACACTGGGTTTGGCATTTGTTGCTCCTTTGTAAGGCTTGTTTAATGTATACAATATATTTATACGTTATGCTATATTTTAGAAAGATATACCACCTCAGATTGACCAATAGATCAACAAGAGGTGGATTTATTGGGACATTATCCAAAACAGAAAGATGCTGCCATACCATATTGACCAGGATCATCAGCAACATAATCAAATATTTCAGCTATACATGCATCCATATCTTCTTTTGCAGAAACCCGTAATTCAGCAGCATTAAGAGTAATATTACCACTAGCTCCAGGCAATGATCCAAACTTACCTCTAATTTCAGCAAGCATAAGTTTTGCTTCTGCTGTTGCGTATCTACGTATCCAAGGTCTAACATACCTATCAACCATCAAATCTTGTTCGGTTCTTTCTACAGAACACTCCAACGTTACATACGGCTCTG